GCGCGCTTGCTCGTAGCATGTCGAACACCAAGCAAGTCAAAGCGGCTTCAGTATTAAACAATGCATTCTCATCAAGTTTTGTCGGCGGCGACGGAAAAGAGCTTTGCGCAACGGATCACCCAACTGTGGGTGGACCTAATTTGCGTAATGAACTTTCTACCGCATCTGATCTAAGCGAAACTTCATTAGAACAAGCATTAATTGATATTGCAGCTTTTACAGACGAGCGTGGTTTAAAAGTAGCACTACAAGGAGTGAAATTAATCATTCCTAAAGAGCTACAGTTCACTGCTGACAGATTGTTGGAAACACCAGGCAGAGTCGGAACTTCGGATAATGATATAAACGCAATGCGTAACATGGGCATGGTCCCAGAAGGTTACACTGTGAATCATTACCTTACCGACACTGATGCTTTTTTCATTAAGACTGATTGCCCGAACGGATTTAAAATGTTTAATCGTTCGCCAATTAGAACTTCAATGGAAGCTGATTTTGACACAGGTAATGTTCGCTATAAGGCTAGAGAAAGATACTCATTCGGATTTTCGGATCCGCGTTGTGTCTTTGGTAGCCCTGGAGCATAGGTTAACTTAACTTAAATGGAACCCGGGCGGGGGTTTCTTACTCAACCCGCCCACTTTATTTACACACACCCCAATTTTTTCTGATATAGTATAATTACTAGGATAATTATATTTGTTTTATCGACTGACCTAGCAGACAAGCCGAGACGATAGAACTTATTTTTTCAGGAGAAAAGATTATGGCAAATTCGACATTCAGTGGACCGGTCAGGTCCGAAAATGGTTTTAAAACCATTGATACAAATTCAACAACAGGTGCGATAACAGATGGGTTGGTAATCAACGCAGATGGTAATATCTTTACTGATGCTGGTGAACACATTCAATACGCAGCAGCAACAGGATATGGACCTGCTGACCTTATCGTAGGTAAAGGCGGAAGCCAATACGGTACAGTAGACCCTTTTACTTCAGGACTTACTCAACTGTTTCCTTTAGGAAGCAGATTGCTTTATGGTAATTCTGTTTATGCTTATGGTAGATTAGCCGCAGCTGCTGTAACAGCAGGTAAGTGTGTAACACACGCTGGTTCAATTGCTCATCACTTTGATTTAACACCAACCGCAGGCGTAGCCGCAGGTGAGACAGCAATCTCAGTAGAGACTGCTGGTACTGACATAACGCTTAACCAATATGCAAATGGGTATCTTTATGTAAATGATGCCGCAGGTGAAGGTCAAATGCTTAGAATTAAATCTAATCCAGCACACGATCATTCAGCAGACCCTTCAATTGTTATTACTTGCTATGATGATTTAGCAACAGCGATAACAACAAGCTCAAGAATTACTTTAATTCCTGATCCAAGAAGTGGTCAAATTGTTCAAGCCGCTACAACTACAGGTGCTACACTAGGTGTAACAGTAGTTGACATGGCCGCTAGTGCTTATGGATGGTTTACAGTTTCAGGACCAGCTACAGTATTGACTTCAGGAACACTTGTTGTCGGTAACCATGCAGTACCATTAGGTGCAGCAGGTGCAGTTGGACCAGCCGCAGGAGATGTAATACAAGTAATTGGTACAGTTATGATTGTTAATGTAACTACTGACTACTCATTAATTAACCTTGCAGGTATTATCTAAATTAGGAGTTAATCATGGCAGGACGTACAGACGTAAAAGCGGTCTTTATTACCGCCGATACTACAGCTTTAGATGCAGATGGTATATCGGTTGCAGCAGGAGTAGGAAATAACGCAGCCCTCGTAATAGGGGGAGCGTTAGCTTCTGGTGGTGCGGTTGCTCTTGATTCTGGAAGAGTAGTAACTATTCTTTCTGCTGGAAATGATGCAGCTAAATCATTTACTGTTACAGGTACTGATGTTAATGGCGATGCTCAAACAGAGTCAATAACAGGTGCTAATGCAGGAACAGCTACTGGATCTAAATATTTTAAAACAATATCAGGTATTTCAGCAGTGGGTAATCCAGCAGGTAACGTATCCGCAGGAATTAATAATTCTGCGGCGGATGTTATTTTTGCAGGTCCGGGGAGATTAAAAGGAACGTTTATAGTAAGTTCAGCAACGGCTGGAACCCTAGATTTTCTAACAACTTCTCCTGTAGGAACAAGTAGAATGAAATTAGGAAGTGTTGCTAGTGCAACTGTATCTAGAGACGTAACAATGCCAGATGATGGTGTTTATTTCTCCGCTGGAATTTATATCCAATACACACGTAGCACTTTTGGAACAATGACAGCGTTTCACGCTTAAAAGGAGAAGATTATGCCAGGAATGAGAAACAGAAGAGAAGCTATTCGCAATGGCCAAGATTGGACTAAAGGAACTAAAGGCTACATGGGTGGTGGCGAAGTTATGGGCTATGAGATGGGCGGCAAAGTTAAGAAAAAGTCTAAGAAGTATGGTAGCTAGAAATGGCTACATCAGAAACTACTTCATTTGATCTTAGTGTTGATGAGCTCATAGAAGAAGCTTACGAACGTTGCGGTCTAGAACTACGAACAGGATATGATTTAGAGTCTGCTAGACGGTCTTTAAATATTATGATGGCAGAATGGGGCAATCGTGGTCTTAATCAATGGTTAATAAAACAAAACAGTTTTACCGTTACAAAGGGAGTTAACGTCAAGGAATTGGACACTAACGTAATAGACATTACGTCAGCTATAATTCAACGCGATAACATAGACTATCAGTTGGAAAGAATTGGTCGGTCTTCTTTTTTGTACATCCCCAACAAAAGTGCAGAAGCTCGACCTAATCAATTCTTTTTAGAAAGACAAATTACCCCTAAAATATATATCTACCCTACCCCTGAAAATTCTACAGATGTAATTTCATACTACGCCTTAACTAGGATGCAAGACGCAGGTGATTTTACAAACAACATGGAAACTGTATTTAGATTTTTGCCTTGCATGACAGCAGGTTTAGCTTATTATATATCCATGAAAAGAGCTCCCGATAGAATGGGGCTTTTAAAACAAGTTTACGATGAGGAATTTGACCGAGCGGCTTCTGAAGATATTGATTCAGTAAGTTCTCGTTTTCTTCCTCCTAGAATGATTATATAAAGGAGAGATACAATGGGAATGTTTGATAAATTAGCAGGAGGGCAATTTCCAACACCTTCATTACCTATGCCTGGAGGAGGCACGATGCTTGGTAGGGGAAGAAACCAAACACCGGGACAAAGAATCCCCGTTGCACCTTCTCTTCCTATTGGGCCTTCACCTATGCCTGTAAATCCTTCACCCATGCCTGTAAATCCTATTAGCCCAGATATTGATATCATGCCTCCTCCAGGCATGGAGCCAGGTATCCCAGGCGTGCCTATGCCTATGCCTATGCCTATGCCTAGACCTAATATGGAAATGTTGATGGCTCAAAAAAGACAGTTAGAAGAACAATTAGCTCAAATCAATGCCCAAATAGAAGCTCTTAAAAACAGAGGAGGAGGAAATCAACCGTTTAACGATACTCAAAGTGGCGGTGTAACTCCAGATCTT